CTATTAAGTTGTACTTTGAATTCTATTAATCCTCTATCCCTCCTAACATCTTCCAGTATCGGATTTATTAGTGATAGGAATTGTTGTCTAACAATGTCATCATTTTGTTCAAATAATAGTTGTACGGCAATGTTAGTAACCTTCTTTTTAAGATAAATCATTAACCTTCTTACATTAATCCTATCTAAAGCAGAGATAGTATTTTGAAGTGTTTTTTGTCCCCATATTACAACACCAACCCCATTAAAAGTAGCAATAGGATTAATCCTAGCTTCATATAAATCGTCTCTATTTTGTTGTGTTAATTTAGTTTGTGCTTTATCAATTGTACTTAACATCCCTCTAGTTTGTCCCGCCGGTGCAAACCATGGAAAAGATATATTATCTGTTAAAGCCATTGATCTTAGAACCTCCCCTGTTGGTGGTAGGTATAGTCTTATATTATTTTCAGTATCTTTATATCTAACCCATGGCCAATATGTAGCAACATAACTACTAGCTAAGGCTGAATTACTAAAGTTATCAACCGCTGAGTCTGTTGTCTGATTTGTCGGGTTTGCCGAGTTTACCACGTAAAGAGAGTCCGCCCTATCGTTTTCTATCATCTCAATCGCCCTATTAACCAATGTTAAGTTATTAGTATAATCTATACCTGGTGTGCCAAAAAGACTAATGTTTATATCTTCTGGGTTTGAATATTTTCTAATACCATCATAGAAAGGATAATAATCCGTTACTAAACATGATGACGTAATTGTATTATTATACCAAAAAGTTGCATAATTAGTTTGGTTTAATATGTATGTGTCTCCATTAGTTCTACTTTTTCGATATCTATCCCAACCATCGTTACCACCATAAGGGATAACGGTAAATTTAAGATAATTACTATCATTATAATAATTTTGAGTTTGTAAAGAAGTATTACCACTCGCGTTGAAGTTGTACGCACCAACATTATATTGGTATGTGTCAGTTACTGTCATTGCCGACACCCTATTATCAAAATGGAATCCTAGTGTCTTACCCGTCCAAATAGACCCTGGGTTACCACCACCCGACCCACATAGATACGGTACTGTTGGGTTTGTTCCGTTAAGACCTTTGTAAATAAAGAATGATTTGTCAAATCCTTTTTTACTTGACCACCCTAAATAAGTTCTTTGTATGTTATCAGTTAGGGTATCGTAAACTAAATTGTAGAATGGTTTTGGAGCCGCACTGTTTGGCCAACCTGAAACCACCCCACTATTAAATGTATTATTATTTAATTCAGAAGCCGCTGGTGGGTTTTGGTATACTTCATCAGAGAAGGTCGCTCCACTATAATTTCTTATTGGGTATCCTTGAAAACCTGCTGGTAAAGCATTTATTGGTGCATCCTCATCAAAACTAAGCATTATATAACGACTTCTTAAAGGGTAATCCCCATTTTCAGTACCTATTTTAATCCCTACATAGTTTTGACTACCTGGGTTAAGTGTACAGTTCTGGTAACTTTCATATATGATTTGATTTGAATCAGTGTCGTTTATATCTCTAACAACTAATGTAAAAGTTTTAGTATTTTTATTAATATTTTGTATGGATATTTTAACCATATCGTTAGCGTTATTACCATCTGGGATAAGAATCACTTTGAATAGTTTGAATATTTTATTACCTCTGATTTCTGACATTATAAAAGGTGTTTCTGGTCCTTTTGGTGCCGCTAGTGGTTGCCAATCTTCACTATAATTATCGTATGCTGGTTCTTGACCTATTGATATTTGACTAAATGTAACGGCCGAAGTTGCTAGATTGTTCAAACTATTAGCGTAGATTTCTTCAACCCAGATATTATTAGTTTTATCAAAAGGGTCTGTACCAAATACTTTTGTTATGTAATTCTGTGATGTTGGGTCAAGATTTGTTTGATTACTGAATTGAGCACCTGGTCCTGTAAATCCGGAAATATAAAAATTTTGTTTATAGTTTGTTGTGTTTATAGTCCTAAATTCTCTAGTTGTACAATTTGGAGATAATGGGGCCGATGCCAATTGTGGACAAGGTCCCGCACCGTCACCAAATGAAGGTGATTGTTGTGTGGTAACACCCGCAGAACCACCTGTACTATCTCCAACATTTCTTGAAAATGTATTTAGTTCATAATTACCTCTACTCCTTAGTTTAGCAACTACCATATCTTGTGTTGCTGCCGTCCAGGTAAACACAGTACCTGATGTTTGTGCCGTCCACCCTTGAGTACCACCTGAATGAGCACCTATAGAATTACCATACCTCCAATTTAATTGGTATGTATATCCTGTACAAGGATACCCTAATGGGTTCATAACTCTAGCTCCGGTTCCAGCATTAAATGTGTTTGAAGGGGTTATGTTAGAAAAGTTTGTCCCATTATCCTGTCTTGAGATTGCTGGGTTCCATCTAATTGTGTTGTATGTTGTTCCATTTATTTGTTCTGCAACTCTAGTGGTTTCAAAACCTGTATTATTAACCACTGGGTTTGTACCACCAGCTGAAGAGTTGGTTGAAATGACAAGTGTTTCACCACTTAATAAACATAGTGGATAAGCTGTTGTTGTTAGTTCTGAAGCCCAAGGTAGTCCGTTTTGCGCGAAAGGATTAGCACCAGTACTACCTGTTACTACTAATTTTCCAGCCCCTCCTTTAGTTGTTGATGAAAATACTACCGCCAATTCTATTGCTGATTGGAAATTTGCACCAAAACTACTACCACCACCAGCATTAACATATTGTGTACCATTTATCGCTGAACCCCCATCTCCATCTGCATTATAACCCCAAGTTCCTCCACTATATAAACCTGGTTGTCCAGTTGAAGGTGCCACATATATTGAGGGTGTTGTAGACGTCGTTACTTGTCCTACTGAATTTAATCCCGGAATACCGTAAGCCCCTAAATCGTTATAACTAACTTCATTATATGTTCCGTTAGTAGTCCCACCAAATGAACGATAAACATTATCGTAGTTTGGTACATAACTTAAAGTTATATTCCAAGCTGTACCAGCATCATATCCAGAATAACCTAAAACTCTAGTCGCATAATATGAATTTGATTCACTTAGGAAAGTTTTGGCAACATACGATTGTTCGTATTGTGGTATGTTTGTACCTGGAAAAGTAGTTTTATTTAACCCACCAAAGTAAGTTTTATATGTATCATAACTTGTTACGAATACTGGTTCAAAAGCTGGTCCCTGGGTTGTTTCTCCAACAGTACCCAAGGTAGTCGCCCCTATACTTGCGTTATTCGCCGTTAATTCTCTTTCGGAAGTGTAAACACCAGGCGATAATGGAACTTGATTTGCCATCTATTTCAAAAATTTTATCTACTTGTTATATGTCATCAAAACTAGTCGCTGTTGGTGTAACGTTGAACTGGATTTCAATAAATTCTAAAGATCTGGTTGGTTTAAGGTATATTTTACCAGTCAATTTATTTTGATCTATTTCTTCTGGGTCACTTGACACAACCACTCTAAAGTCTGTTAGACCTCTATCTCTCCTAATGTCTTCTAGTATTGGATTAACTAAACTTAGGAATTCCTGTCTTACCACTTCATCGTTTTGTTCAAAAACTAATCTAACAGCCACTGCTGAAATTAATTTCCTAGCCCTTAGTAATAATCTCCTTACATTAATCCTATCTAAAGCGGAAAGTGTAGATTGTAACGTTTTATTACCCCAGATAACTGGTCCGGTCGCTGTAAAAGTAGCAATTGGATTAATCCTAGCTTCGTATAAATCATCTCTATTATCTTGTGTAAGTTTAGTTCTAACTCTAGTCGCTTTAACAATACCTCTATTATAACCCGCAGTTGCGAACCATGGAAAAGATACATTATCAGTTAATGCCATGTTTCTTAATACCTCAGCAGTTGATGGTATGTAGATTCTAACATTGTTTTCTGTATCATTGTATTGTATCCATGGCCAATAAGTTGCTGTGTAATTACTATCTAACAACGCATCATCTAAAGCGTCTACTGCAGTTGCTGTAGTTTGGTCTTTATAATTTTCAGCTGTAACAATATAAAGTGAATCTGCTCTTTCATCTTCAATCATTTCAATTGTTTCATTAACTAATGTAAGGTTGTTTGTGTAGTCAATACCTGGAGAAGCAAATAAGTTAATATCAACGTTTTCAGGATTAGCAAATTTTTCTATGTTTGTGTTATATGAATACCAATCAGTATTTTTGTTGAATTGGTAAGACCCTGACGCAGCTACCGTTGTTGTACCAGAACCATATCCTGGTGTGTAACTTGTACTATTTTCTTTATAAACATCAGTATTACTTCTATTAGTTCTACTTGTGTCCCATCCATCGTGTCCTCCAAATGGAGCCACTGTGAATTTTCTATATTGTTTTTTAGAATAAATGTTAAGTGTTGTCCCTACACTTCCATCACACCCTGGACCGTAATATTTACCACCACAGGCTGTACCAGCATATATACTAGTTGTAGTGAAGAATGGGAATGTACCTACTGATCCTGAAAACCATATTTTTTTGTCTCCTATGTTTTCTCCCCCTAAGAAAGTTGATCCTGAAGCTCTTGTATCTAGGTGGAATCCGTATGTATGTCCCGTCCAAGCCGCGGCACATGGTGTACCTGCTACTGTTGCACATCCTTTATAGTCAAATATATCTTGGTCATACCCGATTTTACTAGATATACCTAAAAAAGTTTTTCTTATATTATCTGTTACTGTATCATAATCAATGTTATAAGTTAAGTACGGTTCGACTCTAGTATGTGTTGATTGCACAGCCCAAATACCACCACCTGTTCTTCCACTTAGATTACCATAATCTGTTTGTGGATACCCACCGTAACCTGATGGTAAACCATCAATTGGTGCGTTTTCGTCAATTTCAACCATTATATATCTAGACCTTAAAGGATAATCTCCATTAAGAGTACCTATTCTTTTTCCAATATAGTTTTGACTAACTGGGTTCATAGATAGGTTTCTATATTGTTCGTATATAACTTGTTTAGCGTCACTATCACTGTATTGTCTAACAGCTAAATCAAAAGTAACATTATCTATATCAATGTTAAGAACACTAAATTTAACAAAGTCATTAGCTGAATCACCGTCGGCTATTGTAATAAGTCTAAATAGTTTTAATATTTCAGTACCTCTAACCTCAGAATATATCCAAGGTGTTGATGGTCCGTTTGGTGTTGCAATTGGTTGGTAAGTATCACTGTAGTTGGACCAAGCACTAGGTAAGTTATAGAAAGACATGTCTTTCAAGGCATCTAAGTAATTGTATGTTGCCGAACCACCCCAAGTTTTACCCATTTGTTGCATTGACTTAGGGTAAAATTGATCTACGTAAAGTTTAGCGTCAGGGTTATTAATATCATAA